ACTTCTGATCTTCCAGACCTTGCGCTTCTTTAACGGCGTAGATCTGCATGGCTTCCTGCAGTGCTTCAACAGGTGCTTCAGCAGCCCCGCCTTTAAACATCTGCTTTAACGCTCTATTAACACCTATCTGCTGATTTGAGGTTCCGCTCATTCCTGCGCGGCGGAACAGCATGTTGCTGACTGCGCTACCCCAGTAGGCTGCAACCGGCAATGTGGCGGCGCCCGTTAGAATGCCAAACTCTAATGATCGTTTCGGATCTGATTCACCAGTAGCTTCAACAATTTCTCTATCAATGCTACCGGTTTGAATTCCGGTAATGGCGCCTGACGTTCCAAACAAAGCACCGATGGTGCCCATGTCTTTAATGCGTCGGCCTGTTGCTTTGGTGTACTCTTCGTTAATCCTTCGGATGTCGGCAATTTTTGCAGCTAACGTATCATCTTGCATACCGCCTGATCGGTATTGATACGTTAATTCATTAATGTCGTCTTTGCTTGCGCCTTCTTTTTTAAGGTTTTTGCGCAGCTGTTTTTTAAGTGAGCCGTAAGTAAGACCTCTGGCTAAAAGATTACCACCGGCTCCGCCTACACCAAAAGGGATAAGAGAACCTAGCAGTTCACCAGTTGCGTATGATGTAAACAGCGCAAGATCTTTAAAGCTGTCAATGTCTTCAATGTTGGTTACTGCATTAGGAGAAAACTTAGAGTAGTCTGCAGTTTTGTCTGCTGCTTCGCGGGTACGGTCCGCTTCGTATCCTAGTCCAACTAGATCTTGAAAAATAGCATAGGCGTAACCGAGGTTAGCCTCTACATTGCGAAGAGAATTGCCAAACGAACGACCAAATTCGTCTACAGCAGTTTTTTCCCTTAGATCTTCGGGCGCCTGATAGTTGCTAGGGGCGCCTGTAAACTCAGCAAAAGGATCGTATCCTTCTGATGTCTCAGGAACAACTGTGCTGTCTAATGCACTTTCTGCTTCAGCAGATTCAAGCGCCGAAGTAAAAGGACTGTATTCACTCATTTAAGTTCCGGCTAGTATTGCGATTCAGGAGTGTTAGCAAATCCGTTTGCTTTATTCTTTTTACGCATTTCATCTTGCAACACTGAGTTAAAGAAACTTAACATTGAGGAATTCAATGAAGACGCGGCTGCTGCTTCTGCTTTGATATCAGCATAAACTTTTTGCGCGCCTTTATTTCCAAACGGGGTGTATCGCCTAAAGATGTCAGTCAATGTTCCAGTACCCATAGCTCCCATATTTTCGCCATCCATGTATATCTTTAATGGGGAAACGTTGAAGTCAGGATTATCGCCACGTACATACTCAGCCATAATCGCAGATGGAGCCATTGCAGCATGTAAATAGTTAGTGTATTTTGCTGCGTTAATCAACATTTTTTGTTGGAATTCAGGAGGTAGCTCTGATCCGTACTGCTGAAGAAGTCGTCGATATTCGGCTGCTTGCGCTTTTTCAGTGTCGGTTCCAAATTCTTGCATCATTTTTAAAGCAACAGGAATCATGATGTCAGATTCATTTGCTGCAATACTTGCAAGAGAACTGTTAATGTTAGCCTTAACAGTTTCATCTGTAAGGTTAAGCCCTGTTCCCCCAATCATCTGCGACATTTTCTGTAGCATAGGGTTAACTACACTTTGAGCAGACTCAACCATTTTTTGCCGGTTAGAAAGAAGAGCTTCGTTGTCGCTCATAGCATCTTCTTTTATTGCCTGCTGTATCTGCTGGTTTATTTGGGCAGTTTGTGCGTTAAGTTTGGCTATCTCTGCTGCGTCTTTAGCAGTAGTGGATTGCGCTTTAACCGCCTTTAATTGTGCTTCATAAGCTTTAATCTGGATTTCTCGCTGCGCTTTAATAGCAGCAGCAAGTCCTGTTCCTGCTTTAGTGAACGCTTCTGACCTATTAGCTTTTGCTGCCCAAATAGATTCATACGCATTTGCTGCTTTAGTGTACATATCCCAATGCTGCGTAATTTGATCAGGCATCATGCCTGTCTGCATGTACGTCATAGCAGCGCTGGTCGCTTTTGCTCCTTTTTCTCCAAAAAAGCCCATTTCCATCATGAGCCCTGCAACCATTCTGCGTTTTGCCGGGTTACGTACAGCAACAAAAGCGCCTGTTAACGGAGAGCGAGTTCCGTCTAAAGGAATGCCGCCTGCTGCTTCCTGCAAAATATCGTTAATAGCTCGAGTCGTACCTGTTGTATCTAATTCAGAAACAGCTTGTTTAAACAAGTTATCGACGTCTGCTGACGTCCCGTTAGCCATTGTTGAAGCAACAGTGCTGCTTAATTTATCAATGTTGGCAGATGTTGTGCTGGCCCCGGTCTGAGGATCGCTTGTAGTAGAGATTGTTCCAGCAGGCACGGGAACTGTTGCGCCGTTGGCTGTTTTTATTGTTGACGGAGCAGAACTGGCAGTAGACGATCCGTCAGCATTTTGTTGAACAGAGTCTGTTTTCGGATCAGGTTTTTGTAACGCTTGCTTTTCCCGTATTGCAGAAGCTTCGTTATCTAAAATGCTTCGTACTCTATTATTTGCGCGATAGTCGTATTGCTGATTAGTTAACCCTTCGTCTTTTGCTTGACGCATCATCTCCAGTTCTGTCTGAAGAGCGTCTTCTTTCTTTTGATAACGTGCAACTTCGGCTTTGTTTCTTGTCTCTTTTATTCTTGGATCAATTTGACCTTGATACGCTCTTTTAGCTTTCTCAGTTTCTTTTTGCGCTGTAGCAAGTTTTTTCTCAACAGCTGCAATCTGCCGATCCCATTTCTGTTCATTATTTTCAGGAATATATTCTCCGCTTCCAGCCACGTAAGTTTCATCAAGTGATTCTTGAGTTGTTACGTCGCCAGAAATTGGCGTTTCAGTTGCTTGAATGCCGCTGTCGGGTATCGGTCTTAAGGATCTTGGATCAGATCTCCAACCTAACTGATCGTTATAAGTAGGAGCTGGCATCTGAACACTGCCAAATGGAGTGTTTCCAGTACCTGCTAACGCCTGTGCGTCTGCTTGACGCTGCTGCTCCATGCTAAGTGGATTTTGTCCTGTATTAGCAAATTGCTGTCCTATTAATGGACCGTTTTCCCCGTTACGGGAATACGTGTCATACAGTCGTTGCTCCGGGGGCAACAGCCCCTCATTACTTGCTGTGTAACCGCCTTCTTGTGGGCCGGTTCCCACAACATCACTTGCCAACGCTCTAGCAACACGCTCTTCTTCTGCGCCTTCAAAACGCTGCGCAAACTCAGTCTCGGCTGAAGGCGTTCCTGCTAATGCTGCTTCTGCAGGGTCTTGATTGGTGGCAGTCGAATCATCAGACGCTGCTCCTTCGCCGGATGAAGGACCAGAAGACCCCCCTAAAGTCGTTGCTGATGAATCGACCGCCGCAGCTTGTCGATCACTTGCAGTAGGGGTACCTTTTGCGGCTACTGGGTCGCCCGACGCCATTTCTAAAACTTGTTGGGCAGTAAGCGCGTTAAACCCATACTTTGTTGCAAGTGATGCTCTTGTACGGTTTGCAATTTCGTTAATCCCTAAACTTAAAACAGGATCATCAGGTTCTGCTGTTCCGTTTTTAGTTTTGGGGACAATCGCTCCGTCTTTTGTTTTACCAAGCAGATGAAATTCATCTGGGCTAATAAGACTTTGGATAAATTGAAGCGGCCCTTTGGTAGAGCCTTTCATAGTGGGCGTTACATATTTGTTGTACAGGTCTTGGACGTTTTTAGCCGCCCCAGGATATTTTTCATTTATGTAAGCGTTGTATTGCGCTCTTTCGGTTGGGGACAATTTGTTGTAGTCAAAAGACTCCATGTCCATGCCGTTACTTTCGGCCCAATCAAAAACTTCTGCGTTATACAAGTTCTGCCATTCGCCAATAGATTTAAACGCAGTTTCTGCGTCTTTCTCTTCCATGTCACGAGTATGTTTCTCGTGGGCCATTTTGATCTGCATGCCCGCATAGAAACTACCCAGAACGTTTGTAAAATCTGCTGATACGTAAGGCATAAATTTATCCCGCCATCCAATCGCCAAGAGCGTAACCAGCGGCAAAGCCTGCAGGGTTTCCGCCTGTTAAAGCCCAACCCCCTATTCCAAGAACAGTTCCAAAGAAACCGCCGCGAGACGATTTGTTTGCGTATTTCATTTGTTCCGCAGCTGCTTGCGATTGCAGTTGCTGCTGGTATATCGCAAACTGTTGAGAGTTTTTCATTTGTGCAATAGCAGTTTGTCGCTGTATATCCATCGCTGCTACGTTACCAAGCTGGCCGGTTGCGTTAGCGCTGACGCCGTGCCCGATACCAATAAAGTCTTTCTGCAAAGCATCCTGCAGGTTAACGTTATATTGACGTGCGGTATTTGCGTTCTGCTGACCTTGCGCTATTCGAGAACGTTGCATTGACCCTGCTAAGGCTTGTTGTTCTCTGCCACCTAAATCAATACCATAACGATCCAGATGCCGATAGGTTGCTTCGGCATTGTCCATATCAAGCGCCGCTCGACGCGCTTTGTCTACAATGTCGTCGCCAAAATCATCGTCTTGAAGTACGTCGCTAAAATACTCTTCTAACGGGCCGTAACGATCTTTATAGTCTTCCCACTGCTCACGGATAAGCCCTGCGTAGTCAAGATCTGCTTCAGAAGTTTCTTCTCCTTCAGAAGTGACAACTGGAGGTGTTGGCTTTCGAGGATCGTCATTCGGCTTTTTGTCTTCTGTTGGCCTTAACCCGTCAGGGCCGTCACCCACATCGGGGTTTCCTCCGGGGCCGTATCCGCCAACGCCCGCACCGGCAGTTGTACCCTCTTTAGTACCGGTATCAGTACTTGGAGCGACATCAATAGATTCAACCGGCGGGCCGCCATCACTAAAAGCACCCTCACCCATTCCCCCGCCGGGAGCGTCAGGAGATGAGTCTGGTCCTCCGCCCCTTCCTTGATTTTCGTAAAAGAGTTTATTACCGTAACGAGCTTCTAAAAACTCCTCGTTATCCCAGCGATGTAGACGGGTTTTAATCATTAGAAATTACTGCTCCAGCTATTCCACCACTGGTTGTTTTGCGTACCCGGTGCTGAACCCACAAGCGGTTGCTGCTGCACGCCGCTCATTGTTGACGGAGCCCCTGGATTTGGGTTGTACGCCATTCCAAATGCTGTTGCGCCAGCGTTTACAACGTTTTGTATTTTTCGCTGCTGATAGTTGTACTGCATCATTTGCGCGTTTAACTGGTTGTTAAACGCCTGCTGCTGAAGCGCGATGTTTTGGCTGTTTACCTGATTAGCCGTACTAAGAGCTGCACTTGATGCAGTGTTTGCTACTTGGCCTAATGACGTTTGTGCATTAGAAGTAAGTTTGTTGGCACCTGCCAACGCCCACATTTTGTTTCCTTCTCGTCTTTGGAAATCCGCAGAGTACGCGGCTCCTGCACCTGCAGCAGCACCTCTGGCGCCTGCTGTTTTTAAATCTGCAATACCTTTTGCTGCACGGCCTGATGATGCGTCAATTTGTGCAGGGGCTTTTGTCGCTTGCTGCGCGTCGGCTGCCGCCATCATTTTGGCGTAGTAAGATTTATCTTTATCTTGTTCTTCTAAAAATTTGTCTTCTACAGGTACGTAATATTCTTTAAACCGTTCGTACCGTTCTCTGGAAATCTCACCTAAAGCAATTTCAGACTCGGAAGGACCGGGCTCTTCAAACTGCGGTGGGTAAATTGTAGTGGTGGTATTAGTAGTAGTTGCGGTGCTACCGCCACCGCCACCGCCGCCGCCACCAGGACAAGCGCAAACACCTGCGGCACGCGCTTCCAAAAACTCTTCATTGTCCCATCTATGTTTTATTTTAATCATGGAGCGTATCCGGTGAAGCTACAAACCACGCACCTGCTTCTTCAAAACCTAAGCGCTTTTTAAGAAACTTACCTAATCTACTAGCGTAGTCATTTTGGTCAAATCCATGAGAAGCGCCTATAGATATCTCAGACGCTTCCATTATTTTGGCCCAGTTCATAAACATCTTTAGAAGTTCAAAAGCAACGCGGCTTTTACGATGTTCTGGGTAGGTGTACACACCATAATCTGTAGCGAAGTATTCTTTAGAAAACGTATAGTGTTGCAGTCCGCCTATAAACCCAGAAATGATTTCTCCTTCTTTATTTAAACCTACCCAACAAAAATAAGAAGGATGCTCTATTGCTTTCATGATGAATTTCATTACGGTTTCATCATCAAACGTAAACTTCTTATACCGGCTTGCTGCATGCATAGCCTGTATCAATTTAAAAATGTCTCCGGCATCAAAGTATTGGGCTTCGCGTATCATTACAAACCTCCGTACACGACTTTTCGTGCGCGTCGGGTGCTTCCATCACGGGCTCTTGTTCGAGCACGATCAACACCCTGCACAAAAAGTTGGTTGTAGACAGCTCCGCCCTGTGCGTCAGTCCACATCTTGCCGGGCATAAGCATGAGATAACTTAAGGCGCCGTTAACCAGTGTCTGACCGTGCTGCGCTTGTAACGCATCATCCATTTCGTCTGTTCCCATAATGGGCATTATTGACAGACGAATTTTTACTTCTTCAACACTTACCGGCGTGGGGTACAAAGAAATTTGCCCTGGTATCTTTTCTGCATACACATTGGGCGATCCTTCTTTGTCAGGATCTTCAAATTCTTGAGAAATGCGATCCCAAGAAAACGCCTTTAGGTACTCGTTGTTGTAGCGCACATAATCAATTAACACTCGTTCCGTATTAGCAGGTAATACGTAATCGTAATCCTGTTGACCGGCAACTGTATTAAACGTGTACTCGTATTTGTAACAAAGCGCCTCTGAACACATAGTTCGTGCTGCGCGGTTAAGCTGCTGCACGCACATGGGGTTTGACACCATTGGCAAGCCATTGGTGATGTAGGGAATCAAATCACTTAACAGCGCCATGATTACCCTGCACTTGGCGGATTGTTTTGCTCATTCTGAGCAAGCAGTGCCAAGCCCTGCATAAAGTTATTGTTAAAGACAGCAGCCATTTCTCGGTTGGCTGCATCTTCAGCATCTTTCATAAAGCAACGGGACAACACGTAATCCACTAAAGGCGCCCGATAGAACTCTGGGATATCAATAGCATCAAGCGGATCGTCTACTTCCGTAGGAATAGCGGCATACAAGATCTCTAACGAACCTGTACCGTCGTTGCTTGGAGATACGTAAAACGTAAGCGGGTCGTAACGGTCGTAAGTAAAGTGCTGAACGACCTGCGCTGTTGGCGTACTGTGCCAATCAGGAGTTACGGAATCCAGTTCTTCACGTTGTGTTTGTCGTACAGATCGTGAGCCAACAGAATCGCTGTTGCGAATAACGTCAAGAAGAAAAATGGCGTCTGCAGGCAATGCTTGTTTTGTCCCTGCAGAAAGTGCGTGCGATACGGTTTTAACGTACGCGTTTGGTTTGTATTTGGCAATAACCCGCTGACCTTCGTTTAACCACGAAAGCAGCTCGGCAAGACTCCAACGGGCATTAGAAGGATCCTGCAGTGTTTTTTCACAGTCTTCTATGATGTCTTGTGCAAGCACACGGAGCCCCTAAAATGAAAGGTTCAGGGGAGCCGAAGCTCCCCATCCCCAGTTTGACTTAAACGTCGGCTGCAAGAAGTGCAGCGTGGTCAGCAGTATTGGCTTCAATGGTGGTGCCAGCTGCATCAGAGACGGAGTAAGTCGGACGTCCGAAGACTACCGTTCCGCCAAGAACGCTGCTTGCGTTACCATCGGCATCAATGACTGCATCGGAGACTGACGCCTCTGCGATCAGGAGTGCGTCCTGACCGACAAACAGAGAACCGCCAGCTTCCAAAACGACCGCTTGCACGTCGTAGATAGGACCGTAAGCGCCGAAGTTATCAGTGTACATAGTCATAACTTAGCTCCTTAGGCTTCTGCGACGTTGACACACACAACACCAAAGTCCTGATCGGACCCGGCAGATGCGCTGTACCATTTCGGTTTCAGCATGCCAAGAATCTTGGCGATGGAGATACCGCGCTGGTTGTCATAGTCAAAGTTTTTCTCAACCCAATCTGGATTGCCCAGATCGGCCATAGCCAGCGCTTGCGCACCGCACATCATCATGCGGCAACCCGCGACGGTCGGCGTACCTTCACCAGCGAAGTCACCCGTAGTATCCCAATGCGGGACGTGACGGAATTCGTGGATCATGAGGCCGTCCACCAACAGGTGGCTGGTGCCAGTCCAAAGCTGGTTGCTTTCGCTACGCGGAAGCGCGTGACGCGCCGCTGCCATGTAGTCGGCATCCAGTTTCAGAGTCGCCATTACCTGCGGGGTCACGAAGATGTGATACATCTCTTCGCCACGACCGCTTCGGATACCACGGATGTAGTTATCTTTGGCGTAGGCTTTAAGGCGCACAATCGTCTCCCAAGTAGGAGCGACGACGGTGCCGGTGACGTCGCCTGCTTCAAAGCCGGTCGCTTCCCAGTTCAGGTAGCGAGCGGAAGAAGGCGCGGTGACATCAGCCGCAAAGTCCAGATTCACAAAGGTGTTGTCTGCACGGGCAGTACCGTCAGGACGGTAGTCGTACGTAACGCCACCCAGAGTCTGGAAAGCGAGTTGGTCAATACGATCAGCCAGCCAGTAGGCGAGCTGGTCGCGTGACGCTTCACGGAAGTTAACGATGGATCGCTGATCTGCCATCTTTCCGGTCGTGCGGTTTGCGTTCCGCATCTGGTCGATACGAATCACGCGGTCGAATGCGCGAATCTTCTCTTCCCGACCTTCCATCTGGTTGTCACCGCCGATACCGTCACCTTCGAGATCGGTGAGGAGCGTCAGAACAGCACGCGCACCCGCCTCACTCTTGGTGAGTTCGGTAATCCGCTGAATCATCGCGTTCTGCCCGGTTCCGAGGAACTTGGACACAAACGCGTTGTTTCGGGCGACTTTCCACAGATCGCGACTCCAAACGGTTTTTTGCTCGGTCGTTAGAGCGGCAAAGTTGGTTTGAGCCATTTGTGAAAAATACCTTTAAGGTTACGACTTGGGGACCATCCCCTCGTCACGTTTTAAAAAGAAACAACTGTTTTGGAACCTTTTTTACTGCCAGTTCCGGGCAGAGGTCGCTTCTTTAAACGTCGAGCGAGACGCCCCGCATGTATCGTCGCGAGTCACGAAGGCTCCTGACGGCGGCTCAGGAAATAACGCCCGAATAAGCAATGCTTATTTTAGAACTAAAAACCGTTATTTGTCAAGTACTTACGTTTAAATGTCTCCTCGCAGTCTTGCCAAAGTTGATGCAGGCAGCGCATCAAAATCTTCTTCTGTCATGCTCAAAGGATCAATACGCGGAGTCTGCCCGTGCGATGTGCCTCGATCACCGGGAAGTTTAGGCGGTTGACCATTTGCTGCTTGTACTTTCTTTTCCAAATTGCCTGTTTGCGGCGCAGCTTCTTGCC